GCGCATCGCCGGAGACCTGCGCATTGCCGTAGACCCGCGCATTGCCGTAGACCCACGCATTGCCGGAGACCCACGCATCGCCGGAGACCTGCGCATTGCCGTAGACCCGCGCATCGCCGTAGACCCGCGCATTGCCGTAGACCTGCGCATTGCCGTAGACCCGCGCATCGCCGTAGACCCGCGCATCGCCGTAGACCCACGCATTGCCGTAGACCCACGCAAGGTTCTTTTCACTCTCAACGTATCCGCCAAGCGTTCCTGGCGTGATGCCGAGAGCGGCGATAGTGACCAGTGCCCGAATGCGTTTAACGGTTCTACCAGGCGCAATGACAATCTCGTCTCCTGGCACAAATTCATATTTCATTCGTCTCTCCTTTGTTGCTTGGTTGTGAACAACTCCCGCGCAAACCGCCTGTCACGCGGCTTGCTGCTTGGGCTGTCACTGCAGGCCGTAGGCGGCTGCGAAGGCGGCTTGGTTGGCGTAGCGCTCGCGGTCAAGCTCGCGGACTATGCCTCCAATGTTCATGGTTACATTGACGCCGGCATGATCCTCGATCACGGTTACGGCGTGCCGGTGCGCGTTGAAAGTTTCGACCCTCAGCATGGCGCCAACATTGTTCAGCGCGCACATGGCGCTGTAGACGGCTTCGGCTTGGGCTTGGTTCAGAATCATGATGCGTCCTTTCAAAAATCATTTCGTGTTGCGATGACTCTATTATGCCAATCCACAATGTTTTTTCCAGTAGGGAAAACCCTTAGATAACACTGATCATTTAAACAGTGGAAAAAACATGGGAAGAGTGTTAAAATAACATCTCTATTAACCGAAAGGACTTCTATGTTTGGAATGCTCGAATCGCTTGCTAAGGCTGCTGTGGGTGTTGTTACGACTCCTGTCGCGCTGGTGGCCGATGTTGTCACTATGGGCGGCGCACTGACGGATAAGGATAAGCCGTACACCGTGGAAGCCGCAGAAAACATCGTCCAGAATCTCGAAGATGCTGTGACGCCGAACAAATAACCAATAGGATAGACATGGAACAGACTCAAGAAACCGCAACCAATGAGCCGATTACCCCGAAGCCGCCTAGCAAGCTAAAAGGACGCACGCTGCCGGTGAAGTTTAAAGGTCCGGACGGTGAGACTTGGGCAGGGCGTGGAAGAAAACCAGCATGGGTTGTAGGGGATAAGGAACAGTACCGGGTGAAGTGATGAATACAGTATTTGTGCTCATTATGATCTTCGGTGGGAATTCTAGTGGTTCAGGATACGCAACCATTCAACAAGAATTCTCAACGCTAGAAAAGTGCGAACATGCCAGAAAAACATTAGCAACTATTCATAACAATAATAATACTGGTTATTCTGTCCTTAGAACGCAAGGATGTTTCGCTAAATGACTGCAGACGAACAACAGCAAGTAAACGAGGCAGCGACATTCCTAGTTTGCCTAGAGCAGTTGTTCTCTGAGTTATCCGAAGAGCAGATAGACATACTCATTGCAAACGAGTTAGTAAGTCCTAACGTAAAGCTATGGATTGCTGACAAATATGGCAGGAATGTGCAATAATGACTAATGAGTCAGCAAAAAGTGCGCTAGATTATGCCTAAGACAAGTACCAGCGGACAAGGAAGGCCAAAGGGAGTGCCTAACAAGTCCACCATTGAGTTTCGTGAGACAGTTAGTGCATTGCTAGCCGGGAACTCTGCGAACGTTTCTAGGTGGCTAGAAGAGGTTGCAGAGGGTAGCCAAGCAAAAGACTTGAAGCCGGACCCAGGGAAGGCGCTAGACCTTATGGCAAAACTCGCTGAGTTCGCGGCTCCAAAGCTGGCAAGGACTGAGCATGTTGGCGATGGCGGCGGCCCTGTCCGCATCATTGCTAGCAATCACGATGAAGCTCTGTGAAGCTAACTGACAAGCAAGAGCAAGCGTTATCCGTATGCGCTAGTGACGCCACTCACGTAATGTTGTTTGGAGGGAGCCGATCTGGGAAGACGTTCCTCCATGTACGCAACATCGTTATGCGGGCGCTAAAGGCGGAAGAGAGTAGACATGCAATCTTCCGATTCCGATTAAATCACCTGAAAGCCTCTGTATTCCTTGACACTTTTCCAAAGGTCATGAGGCTTGCTTATCCTGGTGTGGACTGGCACCCACATACGCAAGATATGTATATCGAGCTTCCGAATAAATCACAGATATGGTTTGCCGGCCTGGATGATAAGGAGCGTACCGAGAAAATCCTAGGCATGGAATTCTCTACGCTGATGTTTAATGAGGCTAGTCAAATCCCGTATTCGTCTGTGACCATGGCTCTAACACGGATGGCCCAACTTGCACAGCAGAACATTGAAGGAAGATCAAAAAAGCCTCTAAAACTGCGTGCATTCTATGACTGCAATCCTCCGCCTAAAAGCCACTGGACGTATCGGCTATTTATTGAAAAGCGCGATCCAGATACGAGAGAGGCCATCAGAAACCCAGAAGACTACGCATCATTCCAGATCAATCCGAAGGATAACTCTGAAAACATCAGCCCTGAGTATTTAAAGCAGCTTGAGAATCTTCCGGCAAGAATGAGAGCGCGATTCCTAGAAGGCAGGTTCGCAGACGCTAATCCTAATGCTCTGTTCCCAGAAGAGCATATTGATAAATGGCGCGTCATCGATGGATCAACGCCTGATATGGTCCGTGTGGTTGTTGCAGTTGACCCGAGTGGAGCTGATGATGTGGACAACGCAGACAATGACGAGATTGGCATTATCATTGCTGGGCTGGGAACTGACGGCAATGCGTACATTCTAGAAGATTGCACGATTAAGGCAGGCCCCGGAACGTGGGGAAGAATCGCAACTAGTGCATTTGATCGCCATAAAGCAGATTGCGTGGTCGGAGAAACTAATTTCGGCGGGGCGATGGTCCAGCAAACCATTCAAGTAGCAAGGCCACGCACGCCATTTAAAAAGGTCACAGCAAGTCGCGGCAAGGTTGCGAGAGCAGAACCTTATTCAGCCCTATACGAACAGGGGAAGATTCGCCACGTTGGTATTTTCCCAGAGCTTGAAGATGAATTAAGCGGGTTTTCTACTGCTGGGTACACAGGTAACAAAAGTCCTAACCGTGCTGATGCCATTATTTGGGCATTAGCCGAGTTATTCCCTGGTATTACAAAGCCAACATCAAAGACAGAGATTATTATTCCTCTTCCTAAATCATCTCCATTCTCTAGACAGAATGTCACGAGTAGACGATAATTATAAAAAGGCATTATCGTATGGCACGCCCGACAAAAACTCAGCAACTATCCGACTTGCATCAATCAGCAATTGCTGAGTTTGACACTGTACAGTCTGCATTACGTGATGAGCGGATGCAATGCCTGCAAGATCGCAGGTTTTATTCTTTGGCTGGAGCAGCTTGGGAAGGTCCAGTCGGCGAACTGTATGAAAACCGTCCTCGGATGGAGTTCAACAAGATTCACCTTGCAGTGATCCGCATCATTAACGAGTATCGAAACAATCGTATCACGGTTGATTTCATTAGCAAGGAAGGTGAGGAATACGATTCTCTCGCTGATACTTGCGATGATCTATTCAGGGCTGATTGCCAGGATTCATGTGCCGAGGAAGCGTTTGATAACGCCTTCGAAGAGGCTGTAGGCGGTGGATACGGGGCGTTCCGTCTTACTACAGGGTATGAGAATGAAGAAGACGATGACGATGATAAACAGCGCATCCGAGTAGTTCCGATCTGTGATGCTGACAGCTCTGTTTATTTCAGTCTGAACGCAAAGCGCCAAGACAAGAGCGATGCTAAACGCTGCTGGGTAATCACGGCTATGACACGTGATGCGTATAAAGAAGAATGGGACGATGATCCTGCTACTTGGCCGAAAGATGTTCAGCAAACTGAATTTGATTGGTCTACTCCTGATGTTGTATATGTCGCTGAGTTCTATCAAGTAGAGGAAGAGCGTGAGACTGTTCGAGTATTCAAAAAGCTGGATGGCGATGAGGAAAAATATACAGACTCGGAGCTAGAGGATGATGAATCCATCCTTGAAACTCTGGCAGCAACTGGAGCTAAAGAAGTACGCAGCAAGAAAGTGAAGCGCCGCAAGGTACACAAGTACATCATGAGCGGTAGCAAAATCCTTGAGGATTGCGGCTACATCGCAGGTACTGAGATTCCGATTGTACCTGTCTACGGTAAGCGCTGGTTCGTTGATAATGTAGAACGTTGCATGGGCCATGTGAGGCTTGCTAAGGATGCCCAGCGGCTCAAGAACATGCAAATGTCCAAACTGGCAGAGATTAGCGCTCTGTCGAGTGTTTCCAAGCCTATTCTCACACCTGAACAGATTGCTGGGCATCAAGTGATGTGGCAGGAAGACAACATCAAGGACTATCCTTACCTGTTGGTCAATCCTGTTACTGATGCAAACGGAAACACCACGGCGTCAGGTCCAGTTGCTTACACGAAGTCCCCAGAAATCCCGCCTGCTATGGCTGCATTGCTACAGCTTACAGAGCAGGATATGCGGGATATTCTCGGCAATCAGCAGCAAGGCGATAAGATCGTCAGCAATATCTCCGCTGAGGCTGTTGATCTTGTTCAAAATCGCCTGGACATGCAGACGTTCATCTATATGTCCAACATGGCCAAGGCGATGAAGCGGTGCGGTCAGATTTGGCTGTCAATGGCTAAAGATGTATATGTAGAAGAAGGCCGAAAGATGAAAGGTATAGGTGCTCAAGGTGAAATGCGTGGCATTGAATTGATGCGACCGATTGCCAATCAAGAAACTGGAGAGACAGAGCTAGAAAATGATCTGGCTAATGCCAAGTTTGATATTTATGCAGACGTTGGCCCATCAAGTTCTAGCAAGCGCCAGTCCACAGTCAAGACGCTATCCAATATGCTTACGATTGCTCAGACTGATCCTGAGGATTCCACGATCCTGCGATCCATGATCATGATGAACCTTGAAGGCGAAGGCGTGCAGGACGTGCGCGAATACTATCGTAAGAAGATGGTTCGTATGGGCGTTCATAAACCTACCGAACAAGACATTGCAGAAATGCAGGCACAAGGTAACAAGCCTGATCCGCAATCTCAATACATGCTTGCAGAGTCTGAACGGGCTAAAGCCGAGGCGTCAGATTTCAGGGCGAACACACTCAAGAATATTTCTCAGGCCGATCTGAACAAGGCGAAAGAAGCTGAGACGCTCGCCAAGATTGATCAAGGTGAACGCGATCAAATCATCAAGACGCTTGAAACAATCAACAAAGTGAGGCCGCAAGGTGGATCTGCTGGGGCTTGATCCTTCAAAGCTAGGGCATGCTCAACTCGCCATGCTGCGCGAGAGATACAAGACTGAGAATCCGTCCCTGTATGAGTGGCTGGCCCCGTTCGAGCACCAAGCATTCGCACGGGAATGGACACGCGAAATGCCATGGCTGGCGGCTCCTAGCCTGGCTGTTGCAACTCCGGCCTATGCAGTGGCTAAAGGGCTAGGATTCATGACGAATCAAGGTGAAGCCACGCCTCCTAGCTGGGAACAAGTGTTCAGAGGATACAAAGGTATCTGGCAAGGACTCACACAATAAAGGCCATCCGGCAAAGCCTCAATTTGCCGAGTAACTGACGGAGAGTGTATGTCTACAGCGGAAACAATCGAGAACGCAGAGCAAGTAGAAGTTGACGATCAGACGGACAAGCCAGATCATACTGTAAATGATGAAACAGACGGTGCAGATAATGCTGCAACAGGCCAGCATGAAGAGCAACAAGAAACTGATGAAGTGGTCGTAACCATTGGCGACGAACAACAGCAGGAAGAGGACACGAAGGCGCCTGAATGGGTGCGAGAGCTTCGTGTAAAGCATCGTGAGGCTCAGAAGCGCATCCGAGAGCTTGAAAGCATTGTTCAAAAGACTGAGCCTGCTACCAAACTTGGAGCCGAGCCAAAGCTGGAAGACTTTGATTATGATGCCGACAAGTTCACAGTTGCGCTAAAGGGCTGGTACGAGAATAAGCGCAAGCATGACGCAGAGCAAGAAGCCAAACAGCGCCAAGCCGAAGAGCAAGAAAAAGAATGGCGTGCTAGTCTGCAAGGTTATAACGAAAAGAAGCAGAGTCTGAAAGTGAAAGACTTCGATGATGCAGAGGAAATCGTTAAAGAGCAATTCAACGTCATCCAGCAGTCGGTTATTTTGGATGCCGCTACAAACTCTGCTCTCGTAGTATATGCACTCGGCAAGAACCCTAAGAAATCAGCAGAACTTGCTAGTATCAAAAACCCCGTCAAACTCGCAGCAGCCATTGCAAACCTGGAGTCTCAATTGAAAGTACAAGGCAAGCGTACCCCCCCGGCTCCTGAGAAAACTATCACAGGTACTGCTCCTATTTCTGGTAACTCTGACCAAACCCTGGAACGACTGCGCGAAGAGGCTGCGCGGACCGGAGATATGTCTAAGGTTGTTGCGTATAAGCGCCAACTGAAAGAGAAACAAAAGTAATTGACATTGCCATAAAAAGCAGTTAATATAAGTTTCAGGTATCGCTAGCCTTAAATAGTAGATTTTTAAACGGGCCTCCGTCCGGCCTCAATTGGATGAGTATCTAGCAGGGTAAAACCTATTACTTATTCATCTTTTTGAGGTAAATCTAAATGGCTAATCAATTCTCCAAGGAAGAACGCGTCGCGTTCGAAGATATCCTGGAAGGCTTCCAGGATGCTCTTGTACTCTCTCGTAATGTCTCGATCTATAACACTGATCAGACGATGATGGAGCGTACCAACAACGTCATTTGGCGCCCGCAGCCGTACATCGCGCAATCGTTCGATGGAACGGATCAGACCGCAAATTTTCAGGACATTACTCAACTGTCTGTCCCTGCAACCATCGGTTTTAACAAGTCGTCTCCGTGGATCATGACTGCAACCGAGTTGCGTGATGCTCTCCAAGAAGGTCGCTTGGGCGATGCTGCAAAGCAGAAACTTGCATCTGATATCAATGTGGCTGTGATGAACGTCGCTGCGCTGCAAGGTACTCTGGTGGTCAAGCGTACTACCGCAGCCGCAGGCTTTGACGATGTGGCGCAGTGCGAGGCTATCTTTAACGAGCAAGGCGTTCAGCCTTTCGATCGTTATCTGGCTCTCTCCACTCGTGACTACAACGGCATGGCTTCTAATCTTGCTGGGCGTGGCACCATGACGGGCAAGCCAACCACAGCCTATGAAAAGGCTTATGTCGGTACTGTGGCGTCTTTTGAGACTTACAAGCTCGATTACGCCAATCGTCTGGCTGCTGCTGCTGGTGGCGCTGGCATCACCATGAGCACGCTGGATGCGGCTGTCAACTATTACACTCCGGTCGCTACCCGTACCGCTACGACTGGCGAAACCAGTAACGTCGATAACCGTTATCAGACGATTACCGTGTCTACGACTGCAAACGTTGTGGCTGGTGATTGCTTCACGGTTGCTGCTCTGGATGCTGTCCATCACATCACCAAGGGCGATACCGGCCAGCTCAAGACGTTCCGTGTTATCTCGGTTGATTCTGGTACTACGATGACCATCAGCCCGCCGATGATCACTGCTCAAGGCGGTACTGATTCTGAACTGCAATATCAGAACTGCGTCATCAACACCAAGGCGGCCAACTCGGCGCTTGTCTTCCTGAACACGGTTGCTGCTACGATCAACCCGTTCTGGCAAAAAGACGCCATTGAAATCCTTCCGGGCCGTTATGCCGTTCCGACTGACGCTGGTGTGAGTGTGATGCGCGCATCTACCGACCAAGGTATCGAGCTGGTGTGGCAGAAGTTCTACGATATCAACACCATGAAGACCAAGTATCGTCTTGATACTCTCTTCGGCGTTGTTAACAAACAGCCCGAAATGACCGGGATCATGCTGTTCTCGCAAACCTAATCGATGGGGGCTTCGGCCCCTATCCTTAACTTACAAGGAAATATCATGGCTTCTAAAATTGTCTATTCTCAAGGTCGTGTCGAAGTCACGATCCCGGCAACTGAGAGCATTGCGGTTTATACGCAAGGCACTGCGCAGGTCTATCGGGAACTTGGCTATCCGAACGTCCCCAGCACTCTAAGCCTGCTCGGCACTGTCGAAAATGAACAGACTGTGTTTGGTGCTTACGCATCCGGCGCGACGATCATTATCGAAGCTGGCGCGGCTCCGGTGTATTACTCGGTCGGTGTTGGCCCGGTTACCGATGTTGTGCTGCAAGCCAAGGTGCAAGGCGCTCCCGGAGTTCTGAACGCTACCGGAACGCTGACTGCCGCAATGCTCGCCGCTGGTCTTGTGACCTCTACGACTGCTGCCGCTGTCACGGCTACGCTCGATACTGGCACGGTCATTGACGCTGCTCTTGATCTGTCGATTGATCAATCGTTCGACTGGTCGGCAATCAATACCGGCGGTGCGAATGCGTTTACTGTGACTGCATCGGCTGGCCATACGATTGTTGGCTCTGGTACGGTCGCTGCTAGCTCTTCTGGGCATTTCCGTACCCGTAAGACTGCGGCAGATACGTTTGTCACTTATCGTCTGTAATAGGAAGGGGATTCGTCCCCTTTCTTTTTATTGGAGTTAGTCATGCCGCTGAAAAAAGGCTATAGCCAAAAGACGATTTCACGCAACATTTCCAAGGAAGTGAAAAGCGGTAAGCCTCAAAAGCAGGCTATCGCAATCGCACTTTCTGCGGCACGAGAATCCGCTAAGAAGGCTGGCAAGCCGAGTAAAGCGCCTAAGAAAAAATGACCTATCAAACTCTTCTCGTATATCGGTGCCCTGGTAAGCATTCTGTTGGTGGTGGCACGTATGACTTTGCGCCTGCGGAAACTAAGGACGAACTAAGCAAGATGCTGTCCAAAGGATGGTTTAAAACGCTTCCAGAGGCAATAAAAGGAAAAGAGATTGTAGAAGACGGTCCTCCTACTAGGGCTGAACTAGAAACTAAAGCGAAAGAGCTTGGCCTGAAGTTCGACGGAAGAACGAATGACAAGAAGCTAGCATTGATGATTGAAGAGGCATTGTAATGGGCTGGACAAAACGTCAATTCATAGAAACTGCACTTGAGGAAATCGGGTTTGCTTCTTACGTTTATGACATTCAGCCCGAACAACTAAATAGCGCACTTCGCAAGATGGATGCAATGTTATCTACTTGGTATGGGCAAGAAATCAGGATCGGCTATCCAGTGCCAACAAGTCCTGAGAATAGCGACCTAGACGAAGAAACAAACGTACCAGATGCAGCAAACGAAGCAATCCTTTTGAACCTTGCCGTGCGTCTAGGGCCATCTTTTGGAAAGACAGTAAGCATTGACACTAAGGTATCCGCAAAGAAGGCGTATGACCAGCTTCTAGGCCGCGCAATGATGCCTGCTGAAATGTCTCTCCCGTCTACTATGCCGAGCGGTGCTGGGAATAGATGGACGCAGATTGACGATCCGTTCTTGCCAGGCCCTAATGGCGATCCGATCCAATACGATTCAGGTAATGGACAACTTATTTTTGGTGACTAATCATGGCAATTCAAAATCTCACGCTAAAAGACGCCATTGCCTCTAGCACGTACTTTGCCATTAACCAAAATGGGCAAGACTATCGTGTTCTAGTCGGTACTCTGTCTGATTACATCATTGCTCTTGTTCCGACAAGTACGGCGCAGCAAGCATTCACCACTCAATACGCCTCTCCTAGTGCAACTGGATTTTCTGTCCAGATCACCCAAGGCAATGACAATATCCACCTGATTCTTACGCCTACCGCTGGTTATGCCGCAGGTACGATTGTTCTGCCTACCTCTACTGGTCTAGCTGATAAGCAAGAGGTGCTTGTTAACTGCACTCAACAAGTAACGGCCCTGACGATCACCGGGAATGGGGCAACTGTTACTGGTGAGCCTACCAGTCTTTCTGCTGATGCTTTTTTCCGTCTCAAATACGATCTTGCAACCAATGTTTGGTATCGAGTGGGGTAAATCATGACTGTACGCGCACCTTTCCAGCCCGTCTCAGGGGCAAACCTCGTAGTAACTCCGGCTGCAGCGTCTGCTTCGGCTACGGTCAACGCAGTATCTAAGTCGGTACGGTTGGTTAATTCTGGGCTAAATATCTGCCATGTCCGAATCGGAACTGGCGCTCAGACTGCTACTACTGCTGATCTTCCTGTGAGGGCTGGTTCTGAAATTGTCGTACAGAAAAGTGACGGACAAGAGACGGTCGCATACATTTCTGCGGCTGGTACTACTCTTCATATCCAGACGGGTGAAGGTGGCGCGTAATGCAAATCCCGATTGTCTCGGGTATTTACAGTGATACAACTGGAGATTTCCGCGTCTCGTATCCTGTAAATCTTGTTCCTGTTGCTTTGCAAAGCGGAGTATCTAATGGATATCTTCGGCCAGCGGATGGGATCGTAGAGATTGCGACCGGCCCAGGGAATGGGCGTGGTGGCATCAATTGGAATGGCACGCTATATCGCGTCATGGGATCTAGTCTTGTCTCAATCGACAAGAACGGAGTTATCACCACGATTGGTAGCGTCGGGTCCGGTAGTGATGTGACATTCGATTACTCATTTGATCGTCTTGCTATCGCCTCTGGTGGCAATATGTTCTATTGGGATGGCGCTACCTTACAGCAGGTGACTGATCCTGACTTAGGAACTGTCATTGACATGCTTTGGATTGACGGTTATTTCATGACGACAGACGGGACATATCTTATCGTCACTGAACTAAGCGATCCATTCCAAGTGAATCCACTTAAATACGGATCGTCAGAGGCAGACCCTGATCCTATCAAGGCTCTATTCAAGATTCGCAATGAAGTCTATGCGCTAAATAGATACACAATCGAGGTTTTCGATAACGTAGGCGGAACATTGTTCCCGTTCCAACGAATAGAAGGCGCGCAGATTCAAAAGGGAACATACGGAACTCACACTGCATGTACCTTCACTATCCCCGGCGGAGTAGGCGCAGACACAATGGCATTTCTAGGCTCTGGACGGAATGAGCCTCCTGGAATCTATCTAGCAGCTAACGGCAATGCTCAGAAAATTTCTACACGAGAGATTGACACTTTACTTTCTGAGTACACTGAACCTCAGCTATCAGGCGCTGTTATGGAGTCCCGCATTGACAAGGGCACTCAGCATCTAATGCTGCACATGCCTGACCGTACCTATGTCTATGATGCGTTTACTAGTCAGCAGATTGGTCAGCCTGTTTGGTTCTTTTTGACAAGCACACTTAAGGGCTTTCAACGGTATCGGGCTAAAAATCTCGTGTGGTGTTACAACCAATGGAATATCGAGGATTCAACAACGTTCAAAATTGGACGCTATGACGATACCATCGGTTCGCATTGGGGAGATCATGTGCGCTGGGATTTTGGTACTCCGATTGTCTATAACTCAAGCAAAGGCGCATTGATTAATGAGCTTGAACTTGTTTCATTGACTGGTCGCGTGGCTGTTGGTTCTGATCCGTATATCTCAACCTCTTATTCAATTGATGGACTGAATTGGTCACAAGACAAGTACATAAAAGCCGGTACAAACGGGAATACTAGAAAGCGGCTCACATGGCTCCAGCAAGGACATATGAGGAATTGGCGCATCCAACGATTCCGGGGTGATTCACAAGCGTTCCTGAGTTTTGCAAGACTTGAAGCGCAAGTAGAGGCGCTGGCATGAGAATTAAGCGTGATCAGCTACGTAAATTCTTGCCGGACGAAGAGTCGATCAAGGCATTTGAGGACTTATTCCGTCAATTCGGATCGGCCTCGACTGGAATTGAGACGGGGAAGATTGATTTCATCCCAAGCACTCAATCTAGAGAAACTGGACGAGTATGGTATGACTCGGATGAGGGTGCTTTATCTGTCGGCATGAATGGAAGTGAAGTTACTCTTCAAATCGGGATGGAGGAGTTCTATCCTCTTGTCGCAAATGAAACAGGCTTTACCATCGAGAACGGACGAATCTTAGGATTTGCCGGAGTTAATGGCGGGCTGAAAATACAGAAATTCATTGCAGATGGATCGATGGATCCATCTTATATCGTCGGGTTTTCTACTGAAACTCTAGAACATACCGACGAAGGCTATGCATGCAAATTCGGCTATGTCCGTGATATTGACTGTAGCGGCTCTTTATATGGCGAAGCATGGAACAAGGGCGATATTCTGTATGTCTCTTCTACAATTGCAGGAGGTCTGACCAAGACAAAGCCATCTCCTCCTAGTATCGCCATTCCATGTGCGGCAGTTATCGATAATAGCGTTGTTGGGAAACTACTGGTTAGAGTTCTGCCACAACAAAGACTGTATTACGGCATTTTCTCTGATAGCACGACTCAGACGGCTGGCGCGGCTAATACACCTCAAGCTGTAACCATAAACACGACAGATATTGCTAGCGGAATAAATATTGCTAGTAGCAGTCGTGTTGTTTGCCAACAAGCAGGCTTGTACACGTTCCAATACAGCCTTCAATTAACAAGTACCATCGCCGCGCTACAAACTGTAGAGTTCTGGATTCGTGTTAATGGAGTAGATGATGCATTTTCAAAACGAAAGATCACCATAAGGGACAATAACACTATCGTTTGTCCTGTCCTACAGCATACATTCGAGCTTCAAGATAATGATTATGTCGAATTAATTTGGGTTACCACTAGTACGAATGTGACGTTAACTGCTGCTGCTGCTACTACAGCTCCACCATACGACAGTCCATCAACTCCTAGCGTATTAGTTTCTGTATATCAGATTAACCAATAGTTGATATTTTTATGAATATGTGTAAAATGATAACCGCTGAGTCAATGGCTTCCAGCGGCTAACTATACGAGGTATATATGGCTGCTTGGGTAATGCCGGCAATTGCAGTAGGCGCGCAACTTCTACAGGGCATGAGCCAATCCGGCGCTGCTGCCGGTGCGGCTGGCGCTCAGACAGATGAAATGCGCCGCCAGTATGAGGCAATGCGCTCTCTGCTACAGCCATATGTGCAGGCTGGTGCAGGGGCTCTTGAACAGCAACAGGCATTGATAGGGATCGGCCCAGCTGGAGCGCAAGAACAAGCAATCTCTGCACTTGAGGCAAGCCCTCAATTCCAAGCCCTTACCCAACAGGGAGAAAACGCACTTCTTCAGCAGGCTTCCGCTACTGGTGGCCTTCGTGGCGGGAATATCCAAGGCGCTCTGGCGCAATTCCGTCCTCAGATGCTGTCCGAGCTAATCAACCAGCAATATTCGCGCCTAGGCGGCCTCTCAGCGCTTGGGCAAGCCTCTGCGGCTGGTGTTGGCGGAGCTGGCATGCAAGCTGGTCAGCAGATCGGAGCAGCTCAAGCCGGAGGTGTTCTAGGTCAGGCTCGCGGATTCGGCCAGATGATCAATGCCATCCCTCAAGGTATCGGTATGTATTACGGGCAGACTGGTCAGTATCCATGGCAATCTAGTGGCTTGACTCCTTTCGGGACTATTCCTGGCAGTCAGCAAAGCCAAATGCTTGCACAGCAGAATGCGGGGTTCTAATGGCCGCACCATACGATTACACAGTCAACGTAGATAGCCCACTTCAAGCCGCTGCCCAAGGTGTGCAGTTTGGTGCTGGTCTGGCTGAGATTCAGCAAAAGCGCATGGCGCAAGAGTTGGCTATGCAGCAGCAACTTCGTCAGCAACAATTCTTGCAGAGATTCATGTCGAAGTCTAACAAGACTGCCGATGACTACTCCCAAGCGACCATGATGATTCCCGGACTCCGGGAGCAATTTAAACAATCATGGGACATGCAGAACACTGCACAGCAACAGAACTCACTGAAAGAAATGGGCACGGTGTTTTCTGCGTTGAAAAATAAGAGCCCGCAAGTTGCTACGGGATTCCTTGAACAAAAACTTGCAGCACTTGAGAACAGCAAAGCTCCGAAACAAGAGATTGATGCAGTTCGGACGATGGTCGAACAGATAAAACTGAATCCTGATATGGTGAAAGATCAGATCGGCATTCAAATGCTTGCCGTTCCTGGTGGCGATAAGGTTTTTGAAGGGCTTAGCAAGATCGGAGTAGAGGCTAGGGCGGAAGAATTGCAGCCTGTCATGGTTTCTAAGGCTCTTGCTGACCTCCAGAAAACAGGATGGGATATTAATAAAATTCGCAATGATATTGATGTTTCAAGAGAATCTAATCGCATTGCATTGATCAAGTCTCAACTCGATAGAGAAAACAATGATCTGAAACGTAAAGAACTCCAAATTAAGTTGGAAGATGCGGCTAATAAGCGAGAGGAACTTATCAGGACAAAATCAGCCGATGTTGATTCAGCGAGGACAAATATTGACAACATGCTTAACACGGCAGACAGGATTTTGAATAATCCTAGTTTGCCTGACGTGCTTGGATCGATGGAAGGTCGCGTCCCTGTTGTATTTTCTGATGAAGCAGCCGATGCTGTGGCGCTTATTGAAACGCTTAAGTCTCAAGCGTTCTTGGCTCAGATTCCCAACATCAAAGGAATGGGCGCGTTGTCTAACGCAGAGGGTGAAAAACTACAGTCAGCATTGCAGAATTTGAATCGTGTTCAGTCTGAATCTCAGTTCAGGGCTAATGTGAAAGAGGCGCAACGTCTTTTGATGAAGGGTCGTAAAAACGTAACCCAGCGTTATGGCGTGCCAGAGTCTGTACCGGATACTCCAGCAGCCGCACCGACTGCAACAGACATTGATGCATTGCTTAAAAAGTACGGTCAATAATGGCAACGCTTGAACAGCTTGAATCTGCTCTTATCAATGCCGACAAGGCAGGGGATATTGACGCTGCTCGTCAATTGGCAGCTTTTATTTCTCGTGCAAGAAAAGATGCTGCTAATCTAATCCCTGGCTCTCAAATACCTGAAACAATAGTCCAACAACCCACGCAAGGAATCGGAGAACAGATTGTAGGAGCTGGTGAGACTGCTTTGACTCTTGCCACTGGCGCTACTGGTGGAACGCTTGGTTTGGCTGGCGGTGCTGTTAAAGGATTGGCGGAGCAAATCTTAAGCGGTCAATTCGGAACGCAAGAAGCAAACGAAGCAGTTAAACAAGCTGCAATACAAGGCTCTCAAGCTCTTACGTATGCCCCGCGTACTCAGGCCGGGCAAGAACAAGTTCAGGCTGTTGGTCAGACATTGGCGAATATCATCCCGCCCGTCATCCCGATGATTGCCGCGCCTGGAATGGCTACTCAAGCAGTACGTCAGGCTATGCCTATCGTGTCTGCAACTGCTGCGCGCGGTGGTGCTGCTATTCGCCAAGGCGCTCAACAAGTACAGCAACGTGCAGTACAAGCCGCGCAGCAAGCAAAACAGGCCGTTGGATTCGGAGATGAAGCCGCAGCAATCGCTAGGCGTCCAGCTGGTGCTGCCGCAACTCCGGCAGAAATGCAGCGTGTAGCTACTGCTGAGGGCCTTCCTGTGCCAGTCAAACTGACGAAAGGCGCAGCTTCTCGTGAAGCTGAACAACTTGCTTTCGAGAAAGAGCAAATCAAGGGGCCGCTAGGTGGCGCTCTTCGCTCTCGCGCTGAGGAAAATAATCTCCAAGCTCTACAGAATTTTGATGCTTTGATCGACATGGCAGAAGCTCGCGCTCCAGATATTTCCGCTACCGGAAATGCAGTAACCAAAGCCCTCGCCGAGGGATATAAAGCAGCCAAGAACAAGGTTAACGTTGCTTATAAGAAGGCTGAACTTGCAGGTGAACTTGAGCAACCTGTCGCGCTTGAATCTATCGCACAGTTCATTAAACAAACTGAACCAGAATCGTCAGTCGCTCCTATTTTGAAGGTAGCCAAGGACAAAGCCATCCAGCTTGGAGTACTGCAAGAAATGCCTGATGGCTCTCTAGTGTCTCAGCCTGTGCCTCTGAAAACGGCAGAACTATATCGCCGCTCTATCAGTAACGCGACAGACTTTCAGCCTACGAATCAGAGGTTCGGCGCTCAGATCAAGGATTTGATTGATCAATCTACTGACGGGCTCGGTGGGAATCTGTACAAAGAAGCTAGGGCACTTAGGACTCAACAGGCAAGGAAGTATGAGAATCGGGCGATCATTGCGCGTCTTGTGTCTACTCGCCGTGGCATGGATGATCCTCAAGTGGCTGCTGACCAGGTATTCCGGAAGTCTATCCTGAATGCGTCGCCAGAAGAAATAACGTTCATGAAACGCGTTCTCCAGACCAGCGGAAAAAACGGTCAGCAAGCATGGAAAGAACTTCAAGGGGCCACGATTAATTACCTACGCGATGAGGCAACAAAAGGCGTCGGAATGGACAGCCAAGGCCGTCCGCTAGTATCTCCAGCTAAGTTGAACCAAGTCGTTAATCAACTTGATGCGAATGGTCGTCTAGACGTAATTTTTGGCAAGCAACGAGCGCAGACGATCCGCGATCTAAATGAGGTCGTGCGCTTTGTCAACACTGTTCCTCCGGGAACATTGATCAACTCTAGTGGAACGTCTATGGCGCTTATGGGGGCCATTGCTGAGGCTGGCGCGGCTGGGGCTATGACAGGTCTTCCTGTGCCTGCTATCAGTCTTATTCGTGCTGCTACTCAGCAAATGAAAAATAGCCAACTGAAAGCACGTATCAACAAATCACTTTCTGCGGGGCAATAATGGCACAAGCAATCCCACCGTATCTAATCTACACCGATACAGACGGTTCTCCGCTGGAGAATGGCTACCTGTACTTTGGTGTAGCCAATCAAAACGCTCAGACTAATCCTGTAGCTATCTATTGGGATGTTGACCTAACCATCCCCGCAGCCAATCCTGTTCGCACAATAAATGGCTACCCGTCGAATAATGGTTCACCTGGGAATATCTTTACTGCAAGTGACTACTCAATCATTGTCCGTGACCGTAACGGATTGCTTGTCTATAGCCGAGCATCCGCTATTGAAACAGGCGCAGTAAGTGCCGCAGAATCATATTGGCTTACTGGCGTGGCTGGTGTTGATGCAATCACTGCTACGGCTGGAGTTGGGCTAACTGCTTATGCTGATGGCCTTGTCGTCCGATTTGAATCTGCTGGCGCTAATACCGGTGCTGTGACTATCAACGTGTCTGGTATTGGAATTGTCGATGTTACAAAGAACGGTCTTGATCCGCTTGTCGCCGGAGATATCCCTGCCGGTGCTGCTGTTGAGCTTACGTATTCTGGAGCAGGCTTCCAGTTGACCAGTTTGACGGCCAATACGGTTGGAACTCAAGCAGCAAACAACAATAGTCAGAAAATCGCCAATACAGCTTATGTAGATCGCGCGGCTTCTTGGAAAATTCCTCCCGTCACAGCTAGTGTCGGAGGTTCTGCGCTTACCGTCACGCTTGGCCCATGTCAGATTGATTTCCGCAGTACCACGGTTTCTGATGGGGCCGTAAATACTCGCGTAGTTTCTAGTCCTATTAGTATGACTGTTAGTTCTGGGTCTACGCTCGGAACAACAAGCGGACAAAAATCTAGGGTCGCAGTAATTGCGATTGATAATGCTGGAACAGTTGAACTAGCTGTATGCAACTGGTATGGCGGAATAGTAATGGACGAATCTGCATTAATCACAACTACTGCCGAAGGTGGTGTAGGTGGTGCAGATAGTTCAGCGTTGTTTTACTCTTCTAGTGCAAGGACTAATGTCGCTTATAGAGTAATCGGGTATGTTGAGTCAACTCAAGCAACAGCAGGTACATGGTTAACTACTCCTAGCTTCGTACAAGGCGTTACTCCTGCCATTGCTGCGACTATTAAGAATCTCCCTCAAGCTGGCACAAAGTTATTGACTCAGATCAAATACGCCGAAACAACTATTGCCGCTGGTGGAGCTTCTGTTGAATATTTCAACTCTCTAATCTATCAAGATGGTACTTACAGAATATCATTTGATTTAAAGCATAATGTAAATGATGGATTTCAGGCATTCGCAAGAATCTATGTAAATGGCGTTGCCACTGGAACAGCAAGAGCAACATTACTCACTACATATACAACATATACCGAAGATATAGCTTTGCGAGCGTCTGATACTCTTCAAATTTATGCTGATTCAACTTTTAGTGATGGTTCTATTAAAGATGTAAAGATAATGAATGCGTCGATCTATGACGTTACACCTCCGCAAGTTCTTGAAGTTGGAGTTCGATAATGGCTTTCCCAGCTGTAAAACCTCTTTATATCTATACTGATATAGATGGCAATCCTCTTGATGATGGCTATCTCTATTTCGGCACTGCTAACGCTGATCCGCAAGCTAGTCCAATTACTGTTTATTGGGACTCAGCCGCTACTCAAGTAGCAACTCAGCCTATCAGGACTATCGGCGGATATCCGATCAATGCTGGTGTTAGGTCTATTATCTACTCGCCTACGGATTATTCGATCAACGTAAGGAACAAGAACGGAACTCTTGTTTATACGTCAGCAAGCGAGAATAACGATAGCCCCTTTGTTTGGGATGGGAGTCCTACTTCAGATGTTCTGAAAGAAGCCAAGCCCCTAGCCAACTACACAGTCCTACGCGCATATACGGGGAGTGCGACAGGCTTCCGCCTCACAAACAGCGGCATTGCAGGAATCTTCCAATACGACAGCAGCGACACCACGAGCGGTTGCGTGTTCACTGGCGAAATGTCTGGCACTACGACGCTGACTGCAACGGCTATCACCAACGGCTCTCTATCTGTGGGCCAAGCGGTCAATCACCCAGATACCGGCGCGAACATCGGCTACATCACCGCGCTTGGCACCGGAGTGGGTGGCATTGGCACCTACACCATGTCCGCCACTGCCACGTTCACCAGCAAGACTCTGCACGCTGATAACGGCGGCACGTACATCCTTGATGGCTCGGGACGGAGAATCAAGCGCCTTGTCGTCAATGGCGACATTGAGACTCCATGGTTTGGCCTTAGCGCATCGGCTGCTGACAACTACTACAGCATCATGGGGGCTGTCCGGTATGCATACTCGCTCGGCGGAAGAAAGGTAACTTTCCAAACGGGAGTTTTCAAGACCTCTCCCATTTCGTTCCAAGGATTCACAGGCATATGGCTGGAAGGTGCTGGCGGCTCCGTCCCAAGCATTTCGCGCACGACGCTGCAAATCATTTCCGCTGGTATCGGCCTGCAGTTCGCGGACACGTCTAATCCGACTCCATCGTGGTACTGCTCTTACTCCAAGGTCAAGGGAATTTACGTCAATTGCAACAGCGTCGGAACCATCGGTATCAACGGGGCATTCGGTTTCGACCTAGAGGACGTGAACGTCAGAAACGCTACGTCGCATGGCGTGCAGCTTGAAAGCTATACGTATCCTTGCTACATCCACCAACTCAAGAGTTCGTTCAATGGTGGCCATGGAATCTACATTCGTGGTCCGGTGACTACGAAGTGGTCCATGTCTGAAAGCGAGTTCTCAGGAAACGAACTTTACGGCATGTGCATCGAGGGGGCGGCCAACAGCTCTGTGCGTGACGTGACCTGCCAAGCAAACGTCACTGGTGGTGTGAAGGTATACTTCCCGAGCGTCGGAGCCTACCTGTCCAGCCTGATGTTCGACACCTTCTACACCGAGGGCAACGGTCTTATCGGCAGCGGGAACCCTGGCTATGAAGGCGACTACGCGGTCGTGATTGACTCTTACGACACATCTTCCTCTGTGCCGAATTGCGCAGCGGATATCACTTTCAAGAACTGCCGCCTCAACAAATCCACCTCAGGTAACGCGCTTAACATAAACCGCGTCTACGGGTTTACGTTTGAAGGCACTGACCTCGAAAACTACACCATCGGCACGACTGTTGTGCTGGGCCAGTACGCCTATGCAGGCGTCTATAACGGTCGTCACTTCAACATCACAGGTGATTCGTCTGCAAGCACTACGGATCACCTGCTTAACATCAAGCGCAATGTCAGTTTCCCGAAAGGGAACTTGGTCAATGGCTTGTGGCTTGCACAGCGCGGCAGGACTGTTGTCTACACGTACACTCTGGCATCCATCGCGGCAGCCACAACGGTATTGATGGACACTGATATTTCGCTTCGCTTTGCCTCGCTAGCCAAGGGCTACAAGATGTACGGCGCAGGATCAGTTCTTGGGATGTGCATCCACCAGGGAAATCTCGGTGGCGCCCCTGCTGGTACGTTGACTATTCGTCCGTTGAACGCCGCCGCTAGCGCTGGGTTCGCGACTGCCCCAGCGAATGCATTGAGTGGCGCGCCGTCACTGACTTTGACCTGTAATTCCGAGGTAAACAAAAAGGTCGAATTCACTGTCGGAGCATCTTCATTCGCTGAAATGTCTGTGATGGGCATTGAGATCACTTCGTCTGCTGGCTATGTTGCGCCAACACGACCGGAAATTGTCGTTGAACTGTTTATCGAAGTCTAATGCACTCCCTAGAAGCATTCATAGCATGATCAATAAAAAGCACCTCACAGAAGCCTTCATTGCATCCCTAGGCATTCTGCTTTTTAATATCGCTGCGGTGCCGTTTTTGTACATGTTTGTCGGGGCTAAGGTAACCCACGCACAAAGCGGGATGGTGTCTCTTATCTTGCTTGCATTGAGAGTGGTTTGGCTTTACAAGCTAAGAGGTATTTTCGATATCATCTGGAATAAGCTATGTTTATTGCTTGCTTCATTGGCGACCATTCTAAAGATTCGCCGCTAGTCCGCCTAGGCTGGTGGGTTACTCGCCTCGTACAAAAGGGCGAGTATTGGCGTGTCACCCATGTAGAAGCAATCCTTAAAGAGCATCCAGACGGCAGCGTAGACATTGGTAGCGCTAGTCTTCGGGAAGGAAGCCTAAAGACCGGATCTAAAAATGGAGTTCGCACAAAGGAAAGAGTAAGGCTGAACCCTGAGCATTGGATCATCTTTCATGTGCCATGGAATAAGGAAACTTCTAGGCGCTGGTTCAAAGAACATGATGGCGAGCTTTATGCTGAATGTGGAGCATTTGCAACACCTTTCCCAATCCAATGTAGTCAACCTCATAGATGGTTCTGCAATCAGGCTGTAGGCGCTCCGTTCCTGAAAGATTCGCACATCTTTGGCCCTTCTCAATTTGCGGCCATCTTGGATACAATTGGCTACGATGTAACAGATTCTTTTTTTGAGAGGCGACAATGAATCTAAAACACAAAATCATGATCATTCTCGCTTCCATTACAGCGTCTAAACATGCAGTTGCTGCGCCTTTAACTACTGGTTTTTTTGGTTGGTTGGTTGCTCCAAATCTAGGATTTGATCCTGCTACATGGATCGTCGGTGCAATTGGAGGGATTGTCATCCGCGTGAAACTCCCGCCAACTACCCGAGCAGACTCTATTGTAAATGGCGTAATAAGCGTTATGCTTGCAGGACTAGCCTCTCCATGGCTTGTTAAAGGTTTTCAATCAGTCACCAGCTTTCCATCCCCTAGTATTTACCTAGTTGCTTTCGGTCTTGCCGTTGCATGGCCGTGGGTCGTAAAAGTAGCGTGGGAATCAGGAAAGAAGCGAATTAAGAAGTGGGGTGATTCATGAGCGGTATCGTTATGGGATGGGATGCTATCCTACCTGTTATTTTAGAGCTAAGGCTATTGGCTTTCATCGTCGGATTCGCGCTCATTGTGCATTCTTACTGCATGGCTGGTTTCATGCATCAAAAAAGTACATGGACGGCTACAGCGCTTGTAGCGGCTAATGCAGGTGCATCTATGTTTTTGATTCTTGGCGCGATCATAGGAAGCCCATCATTCCTACTGGTGGCAAGCCTTGCAACATGTGCATCTTTGACTACAATGGCCCTATGGCTCTGGTATCACGGGATGCACGTCAGCGAGTTTCTTTTGCAACATGATTAATTGGTCTGATTACGAACCCTACTTCCGTGAATCGGAATTCCGCTGTAAGCACTCTGGCAAGTGCGAGATGGATAAAGAATTCATGGACAAGCTGCTGGCCCTTAGACTAGCCTTTGCAGAGCCAATGACAATCACTAGCGGGTACAGAGACAAAACACACCCCATAGAGGCCAAGAAGGCCACCACAGGCGCTCACACGACAGGCAAGGCGTGCGACATAGCAGTCCAAGGCAAAGACGCCTACAGGCTGCTTAAACTCGCTCTCGCACAAGGATTTACAGGCATCGGCATCCAGCAGAAAGGATCGGGACGATTTATTCACCTTGATACCTGCGCTGATTCTCCTTCAATGCCCAGACCTGCTGTATGGTCATATTGATGGTGCCCCGCCCAGGATTCGAACCTGGACAAGCGGTTTCTAAGACCGCCGTGACTGCCGATTACACCAGCGGGGCATTTGGCAGGGATGCAAGGAATCGAACCTTGTTACCTAGGGTCAAAGCCAAGTATCTGCTCCAATCGATTTCATCCCGACAATTTGGTGGGCTGTTCAGGATTCGAACCTGAAATGAACATCTTTTGAGGATGCCGTGTTTACCGATTACACCAACAGCCCGTTAAATCAACGGAGTCGCTGTCGTAAATTGGTCTGTGCGGCTGGATTCGAACCAGCGACCCCTTGCTTCCAAGGCAAGAACTCTGACCAGGCTGAGCTACGCACAGAGGTCTTGGGTCGTGGTTGAGTAATGGTTTTTCCCATGATGCTTGTATTTTAACACCATTCATTTAAAATTGCAAATAGGTACAAACCCTATGACTCTAAAACGCTACTCTAGAAAACGCCTACGCCATCAACTACAACGAGAGCTTTGGAAGTGGCGAGCCGAAGAAAGCAAAGTAGCAGAGCGATACGATAGCAGGCCGATCTTTCCAGAGCCTGAAACACCAGGATACAAGCCTTGATCTACACACATGCCGCTGCTGGCCTTGTAGGCGCTGCAATAGCCTTTGCTGGGGCTTGGCAAGTGCAATCATGGAGGTATGGTGAGCAGATCAACGAAATCAAAGCAGAGTACGCCATGGCCTCACAAAAGGCAGAGAGCGAAGCACGAGAGAAAGAACAGAGACAAGCAACACAACTAGCAGAGGCACAGAATGCAGCGAAAAAGCGTGAAACTCAACTACGGATTGATGCTGCTGATTCTCGCCATCAGCTTGACCGGCTGCGCCTCGAACTCTCCGAAGGTATCAGTAGAATGCCCACAGAGTCCTGCGATGCCTCCCGTAAGCGAAGTGAAGTTACCTCCGAGCTATTCGGACAGTGCGCGACAGAATATAGAGGCCTGGCTGAAACGCTTGACCGAATTGAATCAGAACGACAAACATTGATTCATGCATGGCCTAGGTAATCTCATCTTCATCAGGCCGCAATGGCTCGATGCTTGTCTCAATGTGATTTTCTTCCCACTTGTCAGTAACTTTCTTGACGACGATCACCCAAACTGGTGAGTGCCATTCTTTTTCCTTGAAGATACGGCCTGCCCTATTGCTGATGGTTTCATCGTGACGGCCACCGAACCCACATGCACATGCTAGCTGGTCTGCTGACTTGCCGACCTCTTTAATAAACCTGTTAGAGTCTCTTTTGCTGAAAAAGAAGAACCTAGGCGAGTGCCAGAAAATCAGCTTAAACAATCCCCATACTATCAGCAGGAAGAATGTAAAAAAGCAAATGACTGCTGGTACTCGGCGATGGAAGATCATGTTTCAAGCCAAAATGCTGCAAAGCTATCTTTGCCGATTGGTTGAAGATTGCATAATGTGCCTTTCCCGCATTTTTCACATTCCATTAAAATATCGCCGTCAAAAAACTCATTTTTACCCCATTTCCAAAAATGGCGATGGCCACAATGTTTGCATTCCCAAGCAACAGATTGATATTTCATCACTTCATCAATTCAGCCTTACGGCAAGCCATATAACTACCTTTCCGACTATCAGTAAACCAGCTAGGGCAAAGACTCTTTAATTCCTTGCGTACCTCATTCCTAGCTGATTCAACTGATTCCTTTCTGCCTTCCATCTTACCGGAGTAGTACGAGACTTCATGGTTAACCATCATCCCTATACTAAATCCGACAAGAATGGACAGGCTGATTATTCCAGCGAGGTCTGCTTTCCTCATTTCTGCTGTCCTGGCTCCATGGGTGGTGTTGATGGGGCTGGCGGGAGTGGCATCCAGTGGGTGGCATTTTGCGTGAACCCAGGCTCCCATTCCCCTTTGCTTTGCCAGTGCCCGTGAATGGTGTTGTAGCTTACAAGCTGTTTCACAAATCCCTGTCTCGCATATGCCGCGACAAACTCAGTCCCATCCTTCGGCGCTGTCTCAATCGGTTGCCACTGCGTCTCCACCTGTGTAGGTGCTGCCTGGGATGCTGATAGCGCCGCACGTAAGATGCGCGGAGCCCACCAATCCGGGTCGCCTATCTCTGTGCCAGCTGGCATTTCCCTGCGCAGCCATTCCACAAACGACGGCGGCACCTTGCAGGCGTCTGCCTGTAGGACGGCAAAGAACGGCTCCACATCAAGCCAGTCCTGGCCATTCATTGCAAGTGAGCAGAAAAACCGAAGCCGTTCAAGAGGGCCGGTCTCCAGTTCGCCTTCCATCAGATGGTCGTAGCATTGCTTCGCTGTTTGTCCGTCTGCCTGTAGGGGCGGGGAGGTGTGATACGGGTTTTGTCTGGCGGGCTCGACCTTCGCACCAAACCCAGCAATGCCGATGTTTGCTTCGCTAGTGCGCTCGTCCTCAACTCCAGCGCGATACCCCTCGGCCCACGCCACAGCCTCACCTCCCTGCCGCATCTTCTCGCACTCAGCACGCCAGTGGTCTGCGCTGGCCTTGTCGGTGTCTGCGATGGTGCGGAGGTGGTCGTTCTCTGCGTGCAGGCGACGGAGTTCGGCGGCTGTCGCTGCGTGCTTCTCACGCTTTACCTGATTGCGCTTTGGCTCGTCTGCCATTGCTTTATGCCAGTCTGCCAACCGAAGCGCTTCCGGCTTCGCTGTATCAATGCTCATGCTTCCCCCTTTTGTTTGTTGATGGCGGCAAGCGTATTGCTGACCCACTGTTCATCCGTGATGCCAGAATTGCCGCAAAAACAGGTAGATCCGTTTACGTGGTAAGGCGAGCCCCTTAACACCATCTTCTCAGACTTCCTTGGCCGATACTTGCTCTTCGTGGTGAATGACACGTTTCCACTTTTGGCACGGTCATTTAAAATACGCATAGCGCAGTCACCATTTCGTGTGTCTGCCATGCAAACATATCCGCCATTGGAATTTAGAACCCAAGTGTCTGCGTCAAAAATAACTAGGCGCTTGAACTTACGTTGGCCTTTCATAATTCGTTGCGGGATGATCCTCCCTGCGGGGAAGAATTCTGCGCTCTCTTTCAGCCGTGCTAGAGTTTCATCGCTCATTCTTCCCCCTTGTGTGCCTTGATGGCGGCGCGGAGTTGTTGGCACAGTGGATAGGTTACGCCGCAGTAGTTCTCAAGCTCAATTGCAGCCTCCTCCAGCAGTGCGGTGTCGGTGGGCGGGCGGGTGTAGAGCGGTTCATATGCGTCACCAAGCGCTTCCCACGCTCTGATCGTTGGGATGCTCTCTGTGTACTGTCCGTCTGAATTCCTGCGCCACCCACGAACAGTCGCTACCGGCTCCGCCACCTCAGCAGCATTCTGCTGCGCCAGCTTGGCGAGGACAGCAGATTCGATGGCGCGGGCATGCCTTAAATCCCACCAAGCCCCGCACATACCTCCGTTGTGTCCGTCAGCTAGAAGCTGTTTGTAAGCAGCTGACTGCGCCGCCTCTATGTCTTCGGTCGTCAGCACAGTCTCAGGCTTGTTCATTGGTTGGTCCTTGCAAGCTATGTCAGGATGCTCAGACCAAAGCGTACGACATATGGGGCAGAAGTGACTCATTTGCTGGCTCCTTTCATGGCTGCGTCGATGGCGGCGTTCCACCCTTCCGCATAGCCTTCCGCATAGGAGGCATTACTTGGGTACTCTCCTTGGGGCCACTCTGGAACGGGCATCTTCTTCCGTTGCTCCGCATCCTTCTCCAACTGCTCCACCCGCGACTCGGCTTGCTCCATCCTTTTGGTTGCGTGAGCAAGGTTGTCGAAAAGCTGCTGCAGGGACAACACATGAGCGGCTTGCTCTTTCTCCAGCTTCGCCTGCATGGAGGCGATGGCTTCGCGGACTTCATCGCCGGAGTCGGCACGGTGTTTCATGTATCCAGCAAGAAACGCGGAGCGATAGCCTTGCGCTTCTGCCATCATGCGTCCGTTGTAGTCGTATCCGTCTCCAACACAGGCCTCCCAGTAGGCCCTCATCGCGGAATCAGCGACGGCCTTTGCAGGGTCGTCTGTTGGGCACTCTTTACGCCCGCACCACTTGCTGCACGGCGCAGTGTTGTACTTGGCTTCTTTGTCGCACCCGAATGCATGCGATGCTGTCGGTATCTTCCCAGACCGCTGCACCAGATCGTCGATGACTTGCTGGCGGGTGTAGTCACTCCACGGCGCGTCTCCAATCAAGTCAGCAATTTCTTTTGCGGCCCAGAACACCGGCTCATATTCGCGCACTTCGTCATCTGTCATGTCTTCAGGCAAATCCGGATCGGTGTCACCAATATGAGCCGAAAGAGCGTCGTGAATATTAACCAATCGGAGTTTCAAAATCTGCGCCACAGCCTTGTCAGTTTCACTCATGATTCACTCCTAAAATCCTAAGTATCGCTATAAATACTAGACTGTATATAGGTACTTACCCTACCAAGGCACGTCATCATTCATGTCGTCAAATCCGCTCCCTTGCTTCGGAGGAAGTTGACGCGCCTTTGCTGCATCATGGCTAGGCCGCTTCGATTGCTGCGCTTTCTTCAACACAGCTTCATTGAACTTTTCACCGCCGTAGACGTGCTTCCACCACTTTCCGGTAGATGCGTTCTTAGTGGCCGGATAGCTGACAAATGGGCCTTTGCTGCCTTCAATTATGCGGCAACCTTTGATGCTGAGAAAAGGATCAGACCCAGGTGCGCCGTGCAGGTTGGCGTTGAATTGATTGTCGTGCCAGTCGATTGTGATTTCCATTATTTACCCTTTTTGATTGCTGAACGAATATTGCTTGGCAGTTGGTTAAAAAGCCATACCTTTTGATCTGATTCTAGGTTTTGATCTTGCAGGAATTTAACCGCAGTTTCAACCTCACCGGCTTCAATCTGCTCAGTCACATAGAGAGCATAGTCGGCAAGAGTTTGCTTAACATCATCTGGAAGGTCATCACCGATACCACCGCGCGGCGTAACAATCGGCGCATCGCCTTTCTTGCCGGTAGTTGCGTCCAAAGCATCATGCTCTACGATTTCAAGCGCATCAACCCACAGATAACGCCGGATGTAGGTTTCTACCGCACCGAGATTCTGGACTTCGTGACAGCCCTTTAGAGCTGCGGTAGACATGGGCGACTCAATCACAAGCTTTTCTCCAGACTCAAGATCAACAATCGTCATGCTTGCCATTTCCTTGCCGAAGCTGACGATTCCGATGATCCCGCATTCCTTGAAAACATTCAAAGCCGGAATCAGGAAATCACCAAGCTCGAAATAGTAGTAGTTTGCGAACTTGTTGTGGCCGGTCTTTTTCAGCTCCAGCTTGTGGAACTTTTCTCGTGCATCGCTGAGTTTTGTATATACGCTCACTTTTTTCCCTTCATGTTACGCTCGATGATCTTCGCATCTTGCCTGCGCCGTTCCTCCAGCATTGCGTCACGCTGGTCTTGCGCGTCCATTTCTTGCCGCTGCCGGAGTTCGTCCATAACCTCGGCTTGGAATTGTTGCTCGTTTCCTGATTCCATAGATCCTCCAAAAGCCATATCTTGCCACAATTGATTTTGATGTATATAGGTAGTTACCCTAGGTACGTGAGCGGATAGCTGAGGCACAATCAGCAGGATCAAAACTCGTAAGTCCTCCTGTTAGAGTTATTTTTACAGCAAACGTATCACATACTTGCGCGCAAGCCTCGCGCTCCATCAGCACAGCCTGCCGCATCAAATCTTGCACTTTCTCGGCGGTATAAACACGCTCATTTGGTCCGCACTCTCGACCGTACATGTACGGTGGCAGCTCAGGCAATTCCATATCAACCTCCAGTGTTAGGCGGTGGCGGTAGTGGCATCCAGTGGGTTGGATTATCAAAACGAACAAATGATCCAGTCCATTTTTTACTTATCTTTTCCCATCTTCCGAGCGCATGTCCTTTAGGCTTATTCAGGATAAGCATTTCTTCACCATTCCAGCAAATGAATTGCTTTCCATTAGTTGGCGCTGTCTCAATCGGTTGCCATTCCATATCAACCTCCAAACACCCATGCAGCAGCCATAGCCAAAGCTACAGCACAGACCAGAATCCACACGATCAGCGGGCCTAGCCAGATAAGAACTGTGTCGAACTTCATAGGCATCTTGTAAGGCCCTTCAATCACGTTCTCCCATGGCTTGGCTGATGTGCGCTTGAATCGCTCTGTAGTGTTGTTCATGCTGACTCCTTGTTGATGATCATGGAGCCACGAAACACGCCAGCATCACGCTGCATGTCGGCGTATTCCCGGCACAGCTGGCGCATGTCTTGCTCCAGCAAATCGCAGAACCCGAGGCCGTGCAAAGACTCGTAGAGCCCGGCGCAGCGGTCGCACATGTACCAGGTGGTCAACGGCTCTTCGCCGCCTTCACCGTAGATGCGCTCGGCCACGCTGTCGTAGTTCGGATAACGCCAGCGCCTGAATGCCATCGCGTCATCACCAACGGCGATCCTCTCTCCGCAAGAACAGCATTTGCGCGAGCGCTTGGTGTTCAGCGGGGCCACGTCCTGTGGTTCGTAGTACCAATCCGCATCGTCGTAGTCGCAATCACAAGATAAGCTCACAATTTCACCTCCGAAGGTTGAATCATGTTCGTCTTTCCGTAAAGCTCAATGCTTGCACGGCTGGCAATCCTGCCTTTGCGCAAAAGGTTCATGACGGACGAAACAATATCAAGCCGCCCTTCTTTCAAAGCGTTCAAAAATACTTCCGAGTTCTCGGACACGATCTCAGCCAGATCATACGCATCAAAAGCTGCTGCCTGCCTAGCAATAGCATCTTCAATCTCTGCCTGAGTGACTTCACGGCCATAGAACTGGTCTAGCTCTGCATCGGTAACTGGTTTGTCCATGATTCCTCCTAAAAGTGTCTCTATGATAGACGCTAAAAAAGTGCTTGCAATAGGTGAAAACCCTAGATTTGCTCAAGTGTTGCGGCATTCAGCAGCGTAAATCCTGACCCAGACGGATGCCAGCCAGCGGTATCAATGTGGTAAACATCCTCCAAAAAGATACCATATCCTATCCAATCAGAAGCAAAAAACCATTAGGGAAAACACCTATGGACTTAGTTATCCAGCAAGACTAGGATAGTCGCCATGAACTCTTACGTTGCCAACGAACAATCCGCAGTAACACTGCTACGAGCTAAAGCCACTTGCTTGGTCTGTACCTATAACGAACCAGAAGACATTGCATCCTCACGCCTAGCCGTTCTTTTAGCGGCAACAGACGCTGAGGCAAAAGAGCAGTGTAAAAACCATACGACTATGCTGATAAAGCGTGACTTGATTAGGCAAGCATTAGGATACACGAAACATGGGGCTATTGTTCCTGTAGACATTGAGACTACTGGTAAGCTGGTTCAGTTGCTGAAAGAAATGTTTGATGGTCGATCTATTGAAGATTGATTGCTAGAGTAACTTTAGTGAAGGAGTAGATATGGAAATAAAGCCTAACGTTATTTGCTTGACGAAAGGACTGGTTATTGACGCAGAATGCAATGACATGCTCGTGGAAGTGATGGAGTTTGTGCCTTCTGGCCATATATGGACTGACCCAGATGGGCGCACATGGATGGATTATGGGGGCATTCCTTGCTGGGCAGTAGTTTCTATTGGTAGCAACTTCCCAGCAAGTTCTAATTCGCCAGAGTCAAAATATTCAATCTTCGCTCCACGCAATCTCCGCCCCATCCGTGACCCCGGAGACGACGCAGTAGACGAATTCCTAGCTCTTACTGGAAAGCCGGACTACAAGGAAAAGATTGCTGAGAAGATGAATGAGCGTGTATGAGCAAACTTAAATATATCGTATTTAACGACAATGGATTTTCTGAATTCGTTGTGTTCCCGGAAACATTAGTACACAGAGATATTGCTAGAGCGGTTCGCGCAGAGAATATTTTGGGCGCTGGATTTTGTAACATCCATGACGATAAATTTGTTTGTTATGGTGAAAGCATTTCTCTTGGTGTCAAATGTCGTCGTGATGGTTCTGACTCAGAGGTTTTGAATAGGAGCACCTAATGAACTGGCCCGATGGAACACACCGCAGCGAACACAACGCCTTTGATCTATCAGAGCCTAGCGACTTTGGCCGGCAGTGGGTGAAAGAACTAGCAACCTCTACTCGTAACCGTGGAGCTGCTTTCCAGGTGAAAGAAGTGAAAGCGCGACAGAACATCAGTTTCGACCCTCATGCTCTGCTGAGTGCAGAGAAAACACAGCGTATCAAGAAAGGAACGATATGAACAAGCAACAAATTAAATATGCTTTGCGTGAGGCGGCAGAGGACAAAGACCCGTTTATGTATCTTGAAGATGGGGCGTTGTATTTTGCTTATGAATATGAGGATGCTCTTATTTAAAGAAGCCCACAATCAGTTTCGTGGTTTTTTCTTTTACTCGCCGAGGCAATCGAATGAACAAACAACAGATCAAGAAAGAGCTTCGGCGTAGTGTGTGCGATGACGTAACGCCTAGTTATTTTATTTCTGACGAGGCATATATTGCATGCATTGGATATCGAGTTGTTAACGAAAAAACACACGAAAATCCATACAGTTTATGCCCAGATGATCAGCGCACCTTCTTTTTGCTTTGCGCGGAGGCACTATGAAAGAATCACAAGGCCGTCGCTTAATCAAGCTGCTCAAGCATCGCCCAATGACCGCGCTAGAGCTTCAACTGACCGGCATATCTACCTGCTGGCACAAACGAGTTAAAGAGTGCCTGCAAGATGGCGAGGTGCTGAAACCAGTTGGCAAACGTGGACGCAGCAACATCTATCGAGTGGTGGTAAGCCCTAAGACTGTTTGGAGGAACAAATGAATAATGTAGAAAAGGGAATTCAGTTGGCTAAGAAGTATGCAGATTTATTTGCTGATGTTTACTATCTGCAAGACCAAGGAACTTCTTATCAAATGGCTCATGAATTCCGTCCTCTTGTTAAATCAAAGGATGAAGCACTTACAGAACTCAGCACCCACCTAGAAGCAATGGAAGCAGATAGGGTTAGGCTGCTAGAGGCGCTGAAACGTGTTGTGTACACTGTCCCTGGAATTGGAGATGGCGGTGGTTTCGTATTTGATCATCACTCGCCTGATGGTGAGTATCTTGGGTATGAAAATGTTGACCCTATGGCTGTCATCCAAGAAATGCAATCAGTTGCAATGAACGCCATCGCACAATCAACCGGAGAAACATCATGAGTGAAGAAACTTGGCTGAAAGAGTTCTATCCTGTACACGCTAATAAAGTGCCTGAAAAAAAGGCTATCAAGCACAGCCTACAAAAGTGGTATGGCCTGAGACAAGAGAACTTGAAGAAGCATGGTATTCACTATCCACCAATAGAAATTAATGGTAGTTCATGCGCTCTTTGCAAGCAATATTTTAATGCTGGATGCGTCAAGTGCCCATTGGCTCAATTTAATGGACGCCAATGCGATGAAAGTGATGGAGAGAATTTTTCGCTATTTTTTGCATACGATTGGCAAGACGATCCAGAGCCAATGATCGCCGCACTTGAAGCAATCGAATTTGTCGAAAGGACATGCAAATGAAGGTCACAGAACGCCATAAAAAGCTACTCGCTGCCATCGCCAGCAGCCCCCGCACAGCCCATCATTTCACCCATGGTAACCTAAACCAGATCACCAGCCCCAACATCATCGAGAAGTGGCTACGTGAAATGGCCGAAGCTGGCTACGTGTACGAGGACAAAGGCGTCTACCACATCACAGTTCTAGGACGCTCCATGCTTGACACAAAGGATGGCAAGGCTACAGTACGTGAGTTGGATTGGAAGAAGACTAGGTACGCTGTAGGAGACGGTGAGTCGTCAGTGTTTTACCAGCGACCAGGATCGGATCACAGCCATCTTAAAAGCTATGGAGATAAGTGCTGATGAGCTACTCAGTAATGGCCGATGTTGCCAAACGAAAACTAGCACGTATTCTTGAAGATGAATGCAAGCGTCATCGAAAAGAACACCTTGAGCAGTTCGCTCCGAAAAAAGAAGAGCCTGAGAAAACCACTGATACGCTTAAATTAACCATTTCGCAACAACAATATCAAGCGTATTTAGCGATGGCTAAAAATGTTAACAATCCATACATCGGAATGTCACAGGCAAATTTTAACAACATGTTCTGGGTGAAATAATGACACTCACCAAAAAATACCTTCTTATCGAACTCCACCACACCGATAAGCTAAAAGACCTGCTAGACAAAGTAGCAGGACGTATCTACATCATGGAAGGTGTAGAGGGTGACGTAACAGCTACTGAGCTTACAGAAGAGCAGGTAGAACGATTGAAGGAGCAAGCATGAACGAACAGAAACGCGCCCCATGGCCGTTCCCTACCCACAACGGCAAGCCTTTGCTCCCAGCAAAGAAGCTCAACCCTGCTGATTGGCCGGATGCACTTGTATGAGCAGAGACGGAACCAGAGACACACAGAATGTTTCTAAGGAAAAAACAGGGGCATTTCTTAAACTGTTCTTGTCTATTGAGCAAAAATTAGGCGGGAAAGAAAAGGCTTGCGATTACGTTGGCATTACTCGCGGTCACTACAACAGCATTTCAGATGGAGCGCAATTGTTGTCTATCAAAATGGCTAAAAAGATACTTGATGCACATAAGAGGCTTAAGACATGAGTATGACCTACCCCCAATGGATATGTGCTACCTGTGGAATGGAGCATGGAAATAAACAGACCCCAGGAATCGCAACATGGCATTACGGAACTTGCGACATTTGCAAGAAAGATCATGTTCCAGTGACTGAACCGCGAGACTTTGGCCATTTGAAGGAGACATGGAAGAATGATAGCCCTGCCAAGCTACGTTGACCACTTGCAAACTGGATGAATCAGCAGTAAAATAGTTGCAATCCCTTGGCGGGGAGTTTTCGGTAAGCCCTAGACGCGACTCTGCTGGTACCGACCAGTCCGCCAACATCCGAAAGGATGAGAGTTGCGCCTAGGGCTTTTTTATTGGTAAATCATGAAAGCAAAATCTTATGCTGAAAAGCTAAAAGACCCACGCTGGCAAAAAAAACGCCTTGAATCTTTAGATATTGCAGGGTGGTCATGTGCTTTGTGTCAAGGAAAAGAATCAACGCTGCACGTACATCACAAGCAATACATTAAAGGAAGGGAACCTTGGGAATATGACAATGATCAACTAGAGGTATTGTGCGAAAGTTGTCATAAAGAAGAGCATGAAGGAGAAGACATTTTAATGAATGTTATTTCTCGTCTGCCACTTGAAGGAATGAAATGGATAGATCGAGAGAAAGCAGCATACCTGATTGCTGGTGTTCTTGGACTTGATAGCATTTCTTTTCCAGACGTATCAAAAAAAGCATGGTTTTACGCTGGTTTGCGAGTGCAAGATCAAGTTGACGAGATTTTCCAAGAATTCATTGGAGAAATGTGATGGCAAGATCAAGAAACATAAAGCCAAGTTTTTTTACAAATGAGATTCTTGGAACACTTGATCCAATAATTTCAATGACCTTTGTTGGGCTATGGTGTTTAGCAGATAGAACCGGAAGAATGGAAGATAGACCACTGCGAATTAAGGCAGAGCTTTTCCCATACCGTGAAGGAATGGATGTTAACGGTTATTTAACTGTCCTTGAACGCAATGGGTTTATAGACAGATATGAAGTAAATGGTCAAAAATACATTCAAGTTCTTAAATTTGAAAAACATCAATCACCGCATCACACAGAAAAGCCAAAAGGATACCCAGCAAATCCAGCTTCAATTGGTGATTCTAGTTACACAACGGTTAAAGAACAGTTAGAAGACGTAAAAGGAAAGGTTCTTGAACGCTCTGATTCATTGATTCCTGATTCATTGATTCCTGATGCAGCTAAAGCTGCTGGCGCAAAAGCGCCTCAAAGCAAACGAGGTGGAAGATTGCCTGATGATTGGATTTTGCCGAAGAATTGGGGAGATTGGGCTTTAAAAGAGTTCCCAAGTTGGACTGTTGAAATCATCAGATTGGAGGCAGAAAAGTTTGCAGATCATTGGAAGTCAAAGTCTGGCAAAGATGCTGTAAAGATGGATTGGGAGGCGACATGGAGGAATTGGTGTAGAAGTGACATAGCACAAAGAGCATATGCTTCGACATTAAACCAAAACAATCCTCAATGGAAGCATATTCAAGCGGTTACGACGCCATCCAGGCAAGGACAAGACCCTGCACTAGCCAAGATAATTGCTGACGGCCTGAACGCATCAAAACCGTCTGATTCTGTGCGTGAAAAGATGCGAGAACTAGCGAGGAAATGAAGATGAAAACAATCGTAAGCTATGGAGCAGGAACAAACAGCACGGCTATGCTTGTCGGTCTTTTTGAGCGCGGAGAACGACCAGATGCGATTTTGTTTGCTGACACTGGAGGTGAGCGGCCTAGCACTTACGAGCATGTTTTAAAAGTAAATGAGTGGTGCTTGATGGTTGGTTTTCCTGAAATAATCACCTTGCGTGCAACAGGAAAAACACTTGAGCAAGATTGCTTAGACAGAAAGGCGCTTCCGTCTATTGCTTACGGTTTTAAGACTTGCAGCCAGCGATGGAAAAAACAGCCTCAAGACAAGTGGATGAACAACAATGATGGATTTAAAGACGCAATAAAACTGCTTGGGATTGATGCAGGGGAGCCGCACCGAGTAAAAGACTTCCCAAATACTAGATACCCACTTGTTGAATGGGATTGGGATCGAGATGAATGCGTAGAAGCAATTAAAAGAGCAGCATTGCCGCAACCTGGGAAAAGCGCATGTTTTTTCTGCCCAAGTAGTAAACCTAAGGAAATTTTGCTGCTAAGGCAAGAAAGCCCCGATTTGCTGGAAAGAGCTTTGGCAATGGAACAAAACGCAGAGCTTACATCAATCAAAGGGCTTGGAAGGAATTACTCATGGACAGAGTTGATAAATTATCAAGATTCTCAGATTGATATGTTTAGAACATTACAGGAAACGCCATGCGAATGTTTTGACGGTTAGGGTAAACACCAATACCAAAGACAAATCTAGCTGATAGACTGCATACACTGCAATAAAGCAGCAACTTAAAGGAGTAGACCATGAGCAAGCCCGAAACTATCACCATCGATGATGTGAAGTACGTCCGTGCTGACGCTGTGCAAGTCAAGCCGAACGGCAACCGCAACGTGGTCGTGTGTGACCGTGGTTGGATTTTTGCTGGCGATGTGACCCGCGAGAATGGTCGCATCAAGATCACCCGTGCGCTGCATGTGTTCCGCTGGGAATCCATTGGCTTTGATGGAGTCATCAAGAATCCAAAGAGCAACAAGGTAACGCTCAAGCAGATTGCAGACATTGATATGCCTGCTGATGCTGAACTGTTCTCTGTTCCTGTCGAAGAAAATTGGGGCTTGTGATGACTGCGGAATTTAAGCCTGTCGGCTGCGGCTACGGCGACGGCGACGGCTGCGGCTACGACAACGGCTACGGCTACGGCAACGGCTACGGCGACGGATACGGCTACGGAGACAGCAACGGCAACAGCAACGGCGACGGAAACGGCTACGGCAACGGCTGCGGCTACGGCGACGGCTACGGCAACGGCTACGGCGACGGCTACGGCTACGGCGACGGCGACGGAAACGGCGACGGCTGCGGCTACGGCAACGGAACTGTTACAGGCAACACCAGGAAGCGTAGGAGTTGACTGCATACATAGATTGGTTAGGAGCGGAAGGAAGGTAATAAATGACAGATTTAGTGATGACCAAGCCATGTAAACATGGCGATCTTGCGTGTGGCTCTGGCTATTGGTATTGCGGGAAATGCGAGGACGAAAGTCGCAGAGCAGCATACAAGAGACTTACGCCAGCACAGAAGGCTTACGACAACTACGTTGACCCTCTCGGTGCTTACCACATTGACTACGACAGAGAATATCAAGGATGCAGTTGTCACATAAGCCCGCCTTGCAATTACTGTTTGAGCAAAGGAGAAGATGATGGTTCATAACGCCAAAGTGACAGGCCACCACCACTAACCAATCTAAATGCAACTTTAGGAGGTGTGATATGGATAGCAGGCAGCAGTTTGAAGAGTGGCTAGATAGCCAAAATGGTAATGAATGGCCAATCGGAGAGCAATATTCTGCGCTTCGTGCATGGCAAGCAGGCCGAGCATCAATGCGTGATGAGGCTACATCGGTTTGCGAAAATGAAGGAGCAAAGCACGGAATACGGTCGCCAGAAGGTTATGCATCTTTAGTTTCAATGATCCAGCCATGATTGATTACGAACGCCTAACCAGACAGCTTGCAAATGAAATACTAAAAGCAGTAAAGTCAGGCAAGGACTACCCGCCAGAGGTGATTACGATGGCGCTTTATTTGACTGGTGATTTGGGGTGAGTTGAGATTTAACCAACGGAGGTTTATATGACTCAGTATGAACGAGAAGAAGAGCAACTTGAGCGCGACTTGCAAAGTTGTCTGATTTCTATGGAGGAATACAATCGTCAATTGAATGAAATGCAGCGCAGTTATAGAGACGAAATGCGTGGACTAGCGGAAGAGGCGGCAGAGCGCGCATATAACGATGCGCTTGGAGTAGGCTGGTAAGAACAGTAAATGACAGATGTACAACGAGAACAAAATCCGCCAGCAAGCTCTAGACCACTACACCGAGCTAGCATCCAATCCAGGGTGGCGGGAGTACGCATGGAAGCAAGTACAAGCAATGGCGAAGGAAAACCCAGCTATGTATTGGGACCTACCGGAAAAACTGAAAGATGCCATGCAGAAGAAATTATCCGAAGAACGGCTAAAAGTTGGGGCGTGAATGCGGGCCGCTAAAGTGGACGCCAACCATATGCAAGTAGTCTCCGCTCTGCGTGCTGCTGGATGCCTTGTTGAATCTCTGGCTGGTGTAGGTAAAGGAGTTCCAGACCTGCTTGTAGGCTACGAAAACAGCGCAGGAGAACTTAAATTCTGGATGGTAGAGGTAAAGGACGGAGCGAAGGCAAAAAGCGCTCAGGCACTTACGCCGGCACAAGTGGGTTGGCATGCAAAGTGGGAAGGCTATCCAGTCTCAATCGTTGACGGGCCGGAATCGGCATTGCGCCATCTAGCAGCGCTGAAAGCATAAATTGTGTGGTCAAAGAATAAACCAAAACCAACGCTATCCGAGCATGAGCACATCATGCGGATCAAGGAAATGAACTGCGTGATCTGCGATGAACCAGGGCCGAGCGAGTGTCACGAAATCAAACAAGGCGCTTGGTTTACTTCTTTACCTTTGTGCCCGTCTTGCCATCGAGATAACTTCAACGGCATCCATGGACAGAAACGAGCATGGGCCGTGCGAAAGATGGATGAACTGGACGCGCTGAACATGACCATTGAAAGGCTTGTGACATGACACCCGAGCAAGAATCCGCACTAGACAACATGATGGAGCTAGTATCCAGCCTAGCAAACCTAACCCAGCAACAAGCAAACCTGATCTACGAGCAACATCAGCAAATTCTTGACCTAGCGGCACGGCTAGGAACTATGGAAGTAATTGCGAAGGCGAAACTGTAGCTGTATAAACGATCAGTAAAAACCTAGGGTTTCCACTAATGCTAATAATCTTGCAGTGTGTATGATGGAGACTCTTTATGAGATAAAAATGCTTATTTTGATTCGCGGACTCCCAGGCTCTGGGAAAAGCACTTTGGCAAAGTCAATGCAAGGATTCCACCACTACGAAGCCGATATGTTTTTCATGCGTAATGGCGGATACAAGTTTGACAGAGACCAGATCAAGCAGGCTCATGAGTGGTGCCAAAAAAAGACTGACGACTCTTTGAGTATTGGAGGCGACGTTGTGGTTAGCAACACTTTTACTCAAAAGTGGGAAATGAAGCCTTACATGGAGATCGCAAAAAAGCATGGAGTTCCTGTTGAGGTAATTACCGCTACTGGAAATTTCAAAAACATTCACGGAGTGCCTGAAGAAGCAATTCAGCGTATGCGTGACCGCTGGGAAGACTAGGAGTAAATAACATGGACCTTCAAGCAAAAGACGGAGAATTTACCGTAGTAAGCACCGCCGCACTAGACAGCCTCAAGCGCATGGTAGAGGAACTGGAGCGCGATGCCGCGCGGTATCGGTGGTTGCGTCAAAATAATGACGATCTATGGCATAGCTATTGCTCTGAAAGTGACGAAACACTAAACGATTTTGATGCTGCAATTGACAAAGTAATGAAACATGAGTGAGCGCGACCATAACATAGCAATCGATTTCATCATTGCCAATTCGCGCAAGTTCGCAGAGGCAAAGGCACAGCGCATCTACTTGGAAGAGTTCAGGAAGAGCAAGAAAGCACTTCTAATGGCCCATAGCGACGCTAAAACAGCCGTAGAGCGTGAGCAGTACGCATACAGCCATCCGGAGTACCTGGAGCTTCTAGAAGGGATGAGAGCAGCTATAGAGCAGGAAGAATACCTAAAGTGGAAGATGACAGCAGCGCAGATAGTGACAGAATGCTGGCGGACGGAACAAGCGAACAACCGCAGGCAAGATAACGCAACGAGGTAGGGTAAACACCTATTGATAGATAACTGTAGATGACGATAATTGAATCATCAACTAAGGAGAAGAAAATGAACCCAAAAGGAAAAAGCAGGTACGGTGAAGATTGGACAAAAACTCCAAAAGAATAGCCGCTATCCACTAGCCAGTTCTCTCCTAGCTGGCAATGATGTGGAATAGTGTTTAGGCCCGGAGACTGGATCGATGGGCATTTTTTAGGAGAGTATTTTGTGGTGGTGAATGCTGAACGCGAACGGACAGCGACTCGCCAAAACGGCAGGTATAGTGGGTTCGACTCCCATCTGCATGAATCTGGGGACGCCTAGACGCCACCACAAAGCATATAATGTAGTTTAGGATTGGCGCGGCGTGGAGAGTGCTAGGATTTCCTGGTGCAACGCAGACACGTAGGCGAGAAAAGATCGGGTGTGACTAGCTAGCCTGTGAAGCCTCCTAGTTAAGCCAGGATAGCGAATGGCCGCCAATCCTAAGCACCATGAAGTTAGCGCCATTATCGGCATGGTGACGTGCAAGGTCTAGGATTTGTTGGAAGCGCATGGTTAGCCTTTCGTGGCCTTTGCGATGGCTGCTTGAGCGGCTTCCTCAAGTGTTTTAAAGCCTGTATTTTCATTGCCGATGCGTTTGTTATTTGCTCCGCCATAGCAAGGATGATTTTCACCATTTGGTTTTTCGGTAGCAATATATGCCTGAAAAAATTCAGGCCGAACGTCAGTGCGATCGTAACGAACGATCCAAATCGGCAGCTCATCATGAGCCCAGCAGTCACCATGAGGACGATGGACAATAGAAAAATGTTGGGCTTCATTCATGATTTTCTCCTATTTCACCAGTACATCAAAGTATTGAAGAGCAAGAACAAATAGCCCACCAGAGCAGGCTATGACGGTGAGGAAGTTAAGCATTGTGTCTCCTATTGACTAACTACCGCGCAAACCGCCTGTCACGCGGCTTGCTGCTGGGGTTGTCAGGCAATGGCCTCTGCGATTTCGTCTGCCCTGGCGGCCAGTTCCTCGGCGATAGCGCGCTCACGACCGAGGGTGGTCTTTGCGAACGCGAGCAGTGCCTCGCGCAGGACAGTTGCCTTGGTGATCTCGATCGGTTCTTGATCCATGTTTCTCTCCATTCAGACCGAGCGCGTGGCGCAGGATGCCGACCTGTTGCGGCGTGTGATTCGCGCTCATGCCGGCTCTCCCGGCAGCCCACGCGGAGCCATGGCCCGCACCAGCTGCGCATCACGGCGCTCGATGCGGTCGGCCCGGCGCTGCTCGTAGTCCTGCTGATTCAGTTCACGCACTCGCGCAAGGTCTGCGGCCAGCCACTGCTCTTCAGTGGGCGGCGTCCACGGTGCCAGGGCGGCGGCGATGATGGGATGAAGTTCGTTGCTCATTTCATATCCCTTGCGCGCGTGATGCGCGAATATGCAACTTCGATCAGAAGTCGATACTCAAGATGCGTTTGGTCATCGTGTTCTTTCTCCGACTTCGTCAGGAATTCATCGACAGAGCCAAGGAAGCATCCGCGAGTAACTTCAAGCGTGTTGTCCCTGGAGTTATAGACGGTCAACGTTCCGTTTGCGGTTCCAACGTTTGATGCCCAAAAAATCAGGCCATCGCCGGAGACCCGCGCATCGCCGGAGACCTGCGCATTGCCGTAGACCCGCGCATTGCCGTAGACCCACGCATTGCCGGAGACCCACGCATCGCCGGAGACCTGCGCATTGCCGTAGACCCGCGCATCGCCGTAGACCCA